ATTAATGAGGGATCGGATGAAATACATAAAAGAATCCGACTTGCTGAAGATCAAAGTTATGAAATCTGTGAGATCTGCGGTGAAAAAGGGGAGTTAAGAACAAATATAGGTTGGTATAGTACATTATGTGAAAATCATTACAATGAAAAATATAAATCAAATATTCAAAAATAATAGACACCTGATGGATGAACCTGAAGTTATGGAGTTAATAGAGTATTGTAGAGAATTAGAAGGAGACGTTATGGAAGTGGAGATCAATAGACAATACGATAAAGAAGAAATCCTACATAACGTGGTTAAAGAAATCTATAGTAGTTGTCGGCAACTAATCAAAGATGAGGAAGATTCTGTTAGATTTGGTGAAACTCCGAGAGTTGATTTTGAAAAATCTATCACTAACCTTAAAGAGTATATTGAGGATATAAATAGAACATACAAGTTTGGGTTATGAAAAAGATAAGATTAAGTGAAAATTGTTTTGGTCCTGATGTTGAAATTGATGATGAGTCATTATTTATACATGAGTATGATAATAGAAATCCTGAGATGATTAGTGATTTACAAGATCAATTAATTGATAAATTAAAATCATTAAAAAACAATTTGGGAATGAGTGATTGGACTGAAATTACAATGATGGTTATTAATAGTGGTGATGAGTTTGAATATGATGTGGATAACTCAAAAGAATACGAACCTTGCGATCAGTGTGGTAATTGGAACCATAATCACATATATATAAAAAAAGATAAAAATGATGAATAAGATTATTATAATGGAAAAGGAACCGTACTTGGTTTCAGATGAAGAGATCCAATTAGGAGATGTTGCAATTGTAACGGTGGGCAATCAATACCCTTCAAGAGTTGTTTGTGAAAACGAAACGGTACTATCCTTAATAAAAGATCCAAAATTAACTCTAACTAAGAGTTATAAGTTGGTTGGTGAACCTGATAAAGTAAAATTACCTGAAGCCAGAATCAATACCATAATTGAGAATGGTGGTATATGTGATGTTATAATTGATGGTGCGGAACTTAAATTTACTACGGTATGATGTTAATAGAAGGTATATTACATTTGGTTGGGATTGGTTTTTTACTTATTGTTATGCCAATATGTTGGATTATAAAAAACTATAAAAATAAAAAATATGGTCATAGAAATTAATAATTTTTTATCGTACGAAGAATGTGATAATTTAATAAGTTTAGCCTCAGATATTTTTGATGAAGTTGGAGTTCTTGGTGAGAGTATTGAAGGGTATAGAGTTGCAAAAGGGGCTTGGTTAGATGAAGAACATGGGGATGTTGTTATAAAATATAGAGACCTTATTTCTGAGACGACCAAACTACCAAAAATTAATATGGAAAGTATTCATGTTGTTAAATATAGTGTTGGTGAAGAATATAAAGATCATCATGATTTTTTTCATCCTGGTGAAGAATACTATGAGGATGAGGTAAATAGAGGTGGACAAAGATTAAAAACGGCTTTGGTTTACTTAAATGATGATTTTGAAGGTGGAGAAACAAATTTCCCAAATTTAAATATTAAAGTTGATCCTAAAAAAGGTAAACTTGTATTGTGGGACAACATTAAAGATGATGGTTCTTTAGATTACGATAGCCTTCATGCTGGATTACCCGTAAAAAGTGGTTACAAGTATATTGCGGTAATTTGGATTAGAGAGAATGAATTTTATTAAAAATTTGTTTTATTTAAAAAATAATTACTATATTTGTCTAATAATATAATTTTATGGACCCAATCAAAGCAAATTTATTAAGTCAAACTTTGGAAATGACATACACCCAAGAGGCGGATTGTTGTACAACTGAGGAACAATATTTAACGATCAAAACAGATAATGGTGGTGGTGGTGATTTTTATGTCATTGAGACAAAAAGATGGGCATTTGATACTGTTGAAGAGATCATTGAATTATTAAATCAATTTAAAGAAAAACACCTTAAAATAAAAGAAGAAAATCTATGAAAAAGTTAATATTAATTACTTTAGTTGGGATAGTATTGTTTTCTTGTAAGAGAAAAGAATATAAATATGAAATTCACGGGAAAGTTTATATCCCAACCTCAGGGTTGAACCCAATGCATGATGCAATATGGTATACGGATACAATTAGTTTTGATGGTGACACATTATATTATTTTAATAGTGATGGGTCTGAAGTAAGAATTTATCCACCGTATATTTTAAAAGATAATTCAAAATGAAGATAGGAATAACTTGCTCCTGTTTTGATTTATTTCATGCGGGACACGTAAAGATGTTGGAGGAAGCTAAAACTCAATGTGATTATTTAATTATTGCGTTACAAACAGATCCAACAATTGATAGACCAGAAAAAAACAAACCAATACAATCGGTCGTTGAAAGATACATTCAACTTAAAGGTTGTAAATTCGTTGATGAGATCATACCATACGAAACTGAAAAAGATTTAGAAGATCTTTTTAACACATTAAAATTAGATGTTAGAATTATTGGTGAGGACTATAAGGGTAAAGATTTCACCGCAAAACAAATATGTTTAGATAGGAGTATTGTGTTATACTACAATGAAAGAAAACACAATTTCTCAAGTACAGAACTTAAAAAAAGAATAAACAATGGCAAAAATTGATGAACTAAGAAAAAAATACCCAAAAGTTAATAAATCTACGGGTGATAAATTTTTTGAGGGAGATAAAACACCAACCAAAAAATATCTTGAATTTATGTTTAAGATGTGGTCAACAAGAAATGAACGTCCAGTTGAGGGAGTATCGGCACCTCAGTATGTTAAAATAATTAATGAGTTTGATCAGTTGTTACCATATATTCAAAATAAAGACATTTATAGTAGTCAATATAAATCTATGATGCAGTTATTTAGGATAGTTGAAAATGCTAAAGCATTAAAAGAGGAAAATGAATTTATTCGTGAAGATCATATTGATGTTTTAATTGAAAATGATGATTATCTTTTAATTAGTCCTTTAACTTTAAAGGGATCCCTAAAATATGGTGCGGATACTAAATGGTGTACCGCCAGTAAATCAAGTTCTTATCAGTTTACAAGTTACACTAAAGACGGTTATTTGTTTTATTTGATCTCAAAAAAAGAAAGAGCTAAAAATTATAATAAGGTTGCATTTTATTCACGTAGTAAAAATGAACACTTGACCACATATTATACAATTTATAATCAAATTGATACTGAAGTTAATGAGCAAAAAGTTATTTTGAATGATTGGACTATGTTTGAACTATTTGAAATAATGGCTAAAATAAGAGTTTATACTTATGAAAAGTATATAATTGAAAAGGCTAAAACTGATGTTGAAAAAACTGTTAATGTTCTGAAATCAGTTAATTTAGATGAATTTTTACGACAAGTTAATTTGTTGGAGAAATACGGAGAAAGTGGGAAAATAGAAGGAAAAGATGAATTGGAAAAAGTAATTCAAACTTTAAGTAAAAAAACAGAAGATTTATTTGGTAAATCTAAAATTAATGTGTAGATTTGTCATTCACAAGTTAAATCATATAAAATAAATGAAGTAAATGTTTAAAACAGAAAAGTTAGGACTATGGGGAGTCATAATACTAACAACGATCTATCTCTATCTAATCAATTTATATTTTGAATATATCCTTAGTAGAGAGGTGGCAAGTGAAATCCAAATTGTTGTAAGTTTAGTAGCCTTGGCTTACACAATTTTTCAAGTAAAATTAATAGTAAAAAAGGCAGTTAGTTTATTTAAAAAAGAAGAAAAAAATGATTAGTATTGTATTATTTATTGTGTTTATTGCTATTGGGGCAATGATGTTTTTATCAGGTCGTGCAAATGACGATGACCGTAGAACTATAATGGGAATTGCCGTTGCGGTGATTGGAATTTTGGTTACAATATTCCAACCATATTCAATTGAAAAAATTGATTCGGGTCACAAAGGATTAAAAATTAATTTGATTGGTAATCAACGAGGAG